AACGCAGCGGTTACTGTTAAGGGCGACCACGTAGTTAACCTAGCGTTCCACCGTGATGCGTTTGCTCTTGCGATGCGTCCACTGGCACAAGCTACATCTGGCGATGGTTACGGTTCACAAATCGTATCTATGACAGACCCAGTTACAGGGTTGTCAATGCGCCTAGAGGTATACCGCCAGTACAAGCAGGTTGTGTACGAACTTGACGCGCTTTGGGGCGTTGAGCTTATTCGTCCAGAACTTGCAACACGTATTGCGGGTTAACCAAGATCGGGGCGGCTTCGGCCGCCCCATTACCCTTGGAGATAACCAATGAGTGAACTTATTAAGGTTTGGAAAGATGGCGATTTCGCCCTTATCGAACCTGCACAAAAGCAAGCGTTTTTGGATGCAGGCTGGTCAGAAAAGAATGGTGCAGCACCTAAGCGGGCACGCAACACTGACGGTACACTAAAAGCTGACGATCCAAAAACTCCAGAAGTTAATGAGGCATGGGAAGGCGGTAAAGCACCCAAGCCAATTAAGCGGGGCAGACCCCGTAAGAGTTAAGGAGCGCCATAATGGCCGTCACGTTGGTAGTAGAAGATGGCACTGGCGTATTGAATGCAAACGGCTACTGTAGTGTAGATTTTGCCAATACGTACAATGACCAGCACCCACATGGTGATACGTGGGTGACGTTTGGCACTGCCGACAAGCAGCGGGCTATTATTATGGCCACACGGTTGCTGGATGAAGAAGTAAACTGGTACGGCAGCCCTACCTATAACCTTGCTAGCAGTGTTACCAATAGTAACCAAACAGCCAAGGTGCAGTATCTACGCTTCCCACGCAGCGGCATGGTGGATATGGATGGCTACACGTTAGACCACCTAAGCGTACCGACCTTTCTTAAAAACGCTACAGCGGAACTGGCGCGCTATCTAGCAACCACAGACCGCACTGCCGAACCCGATACGCAGGGGTTTGGTTCAGTTAAGCTTGGCAGCCTTACGGTGGCCATAGACAAGTACGATAACCCACCCATCCTACCGCGCAGCGTAAAGGCGATTATACAGCCATACGGCACGGTACGCGGCGGTGGCGTAGCAGTGGTGCGGAGGGCGTAATGGCATACGGCGAACACGATTTCGAATGTGACCAAGGCGCAACGTTCCAGCAATCCGTTACGTACAAGTACACTGACGAAAACGGTGACCTGCAGTTGGTAAGCTTGGCAGGTTATAAGGCGCGCATGGACATACGCTACGCGCTTACCAAGGAAGCCGATACAGTGTTGAGCATGAACAACACGAACGGGCGCTGTACGATACGTGGCACGGGCACAGATGGCATTGTGGACTTGTTTATCCAAGCGGCTGATACAGCGGCGCTAACGCCGGGCACGTATTACTACGATTTGGAAATTTACACTGGCGCAAGCAACGCTGGTTTTGTTGACCGCCTTATCCAAGGCAAGTTTACGGTAAGCGCGGAGGTAACAAATGTCTGATAAAACAGTAGTCGTTACCAGCGAAACGGTTAAAGTAAACACTATTGGTATCCAAGGCCCAGAGGGGCCAAACACAATTTTAGGCAAAAGCATTGCAGAGGGAACGGTAACTGCCAACGGCAGCATCCTAAACTACGACAGCACGCAAGATATTTGGGTGGCAACGCAAGAGCCAACAAACTTAACCATTCGGGGAGGCAACTTTTGAGCAAAGCGCAACAATATGAACCAGCGCTTGTTATAAGCGGGGACATGGAGCGTAAGGTAATTCTTAACCAACTTATGAAGGATTACCAGTTCAATAAGCGCAACGACCCAGTGGCAACACGCGAATACGTTTACGAGGTAGTTTATCTGGTGAACGTGTTAACACCCAGAGTGGGCGAGGTGTTAACAGAGGAGCAGGTTTTAGACCTGCAGGAAGCCCAAAAGGTGACTTTTGAAGTCAAGAGCAGCAAGGCCACGATTGTGAGGTAGCGAACATGGCAAATACCATTCAAATCAAGCGCTCTGTCAATACGGCTACACCTTCTAGCCTTGCGGCAGGCGAATTAGCATACTCCGAAAACAGTTTAAAATTGTTTGTCGGTGAAGCTGATAGCACTGTCCGTGTTATTGGCGGTGAAGGTGCGTTTTTGCGCAGCGATGAAAACGATACATTTAACGGCAACCTTGTGGTTACTGGGAACCTTACGGTTCAAGGTACAACCACTACGGTGGAAAGTAACACCATTTCGGTTGGCGATAATATTATCGAACTTAACAACGATGCCAGTGGCGCCCCTACTGAGGACGCAGGTATCGAAGTAAACCGCGGAACCAGCGATGCAGCCCAATGGATTTGGGATGAAAGCAACGATTACTGGCGCCCCAAAGTAGGTACAGCCGATGCCGATCTAAAAGGTATTAACGACCTTGGGGTAAATGGTAACTCAAGCTTGGTTGGTGACTTAGCGGTAGATGGCACAAGTAACCTAGATGATACCGATATTGACGGTACGCTGGTTGTAGATGGCAGCAACATTAGCTTGGATAGTACAAGCACGCTAAACATCGACAACAGCAACACCACGAATGGCGTTACGATTGCTACCGCCACCAGCGGTGTACCCGTCACTATTGGCCACGCTACAAGCGAAGTTACCTTTGGTGACAACATTACCGTTACAGGCAATGCTACCATCGGTGACAATTTGCTTCCCGATAGCAATGGGGGCGCAACCATTGGTGCAAGTACCTCCCGCTTCACCAACGGTTATTTCCTATCCGGTGATGTCAACTCCCTTACCGTCAACACGGGCGCTTCCATTGCTAGCCTTGCGGTAGGTGACTTAACATCGGGCCGTGTCATTTTGGCTGGCTCTAGTGGGGAACTGGAAGATAGCAGCAACCTAACCTTTAACGGCACAACGCTTACCACTAGCCACGTAAACATTGGCACGGAAGCAACCTTGGCATCAGCCATTGTTAGCGACCTTACAGCCACACGCATTACGTTTGCTGGCACTAGCGGCGCGTTGGTTGATAACGCTGACCTTACCTACACCACTGGCACAAGCACGCTGGCAGTAAGCAACGTTGATGTGGGCACACAGGCGGCACTAGCAAGTGCGGCTATTGAAGACCTTACATCTGGGCGCGTTGTATTGGCTGGTACAGGCGGTGAAATTGAGGATAGCGCCAACCTTACCTTCAACGGCACTACCCTTGCTGTCACGGGCAATGCGACAGTCTCAGCCGATCTTACGGTAAGCGGGGCGTTTACATCGCAGGGTATTGACGACAACGCCACTACAGAGGTGGTACAGATCGACAACACCAACGTCAAAATTATGGCCACTGGCGTTACGCTGGGCGGCTATAGCAGCGGCACCAAATCAGTAATGGATAACTTTGTTATTGATGGGGGCACATTCTAATGGCGAACACCATCCAGCATAAGCGTAGCAGCACCGCTGGGTCAGTTCCATCGGCTAGTGATCTGGCCGATGGGGAACTGGCACTAAACACTGCAGATGGTGAGGTGTTCTTGAAGAAAGCTGATGGCACGGTGAAGAAGGTTGTAGCGGAAGCCGAAGACACTGCCATCGTAATGGCAATCGCATTGGGGTAAGTAATGGCAAACACCTTCAAAAATAAAGTGGCAACGGGTGTAGGTACCAGCACAAACACTGTGTACACCTGCCCAGCCAATACCACAGCGGTGGTTATTGGGGTTACGCTCTGTAACCTTAAGACTACTGGGGTGGAAGCAACGCTGCAGGTTAACGACACTAGCGCAAGCGCTACATCGCACCTGCTTAAATCAGCACCAGTACCAAGCGGTTCTTCGATTGTTGTGGTTGGTGGCGAACAAAAGATTGTTTTGGAAGCTGGCGACAGCATCCGATGCGCGGCAAGCGCCGCAAGTTCTATCGACGTTACTATGTCGGTTTTGGAAATTACGTAAGCTAAGGGCGTGGCACAATGGCATACATCGGAAATACACCGGCTGAGCTGGTTACGGAGCTTGATAATGGCGTAGTTACGACTGCTAAGCTGGCAGACGATGCAGTTACGGCCGCCAAAATTATTGATGGCACGATTATTTCCGATGATCTTAACGATGGGATTATAACAAACGCCAAAGTAAGCGCTTCAGCGGCCATTGCGGCAACCAAGCTAGCTATCAGCGGGGGCAGCAATATCACCCTGCAAAGCGATGGCACGTTTGACTTAGACAATACCGTAGATGTTTCTGGCGGCTACAGTGTAAGCGGCACAACCGTAATTGACAGTAGCCGCGTAGGAAGCCTAGAAAGCCTAAGCGTTGGCACTACAAATACGAGTGCGCAGCTTGTTGTCGGTGCCGATACAGACACCACAGCTACGTTACTTCAGCTACGCAACGATGATGCCACTTATTCGCAATCTTGGACATTTTCTTCAGATACAAGCAAAGACTTAGTTATTACTGGGGCATCTGGCAACGGCGGGGTAAAGTTTTCGCCCGGTGCCCGTGGCGTTGACATAAATTCTGGACCGCTAAAGATTGGCGGCTCTACGGTTATCGACAGCAGCCGTAACATGTCTAACATAGGCACGTTTAGCTCATCTGGCGAATTACAAGTTACCAACGGCAGCATCACGTTAACGGGTGGCCGTAACGTCCAATGGGGCACAAGCTACGCAGATGGCGACCCTGCTATCTGGGGTAACACAGCCGCAAGCGCCTTACGCTTTGCGCCAACTGGGGCAACAGATGGCGTTGTCGTAGAAGTGGACAGCACTGGTTTGGATGTTGCTGTGGGCGGCCTTTCTGTAGGCGGCACCACGCGCATTGCAAGCAATGGCGATGCTACGTTTGGCACAGTAAACGCAAACCTTTACGGCGAACTGGTACGACTTTCAAACCAATACACGCCAAGCGGCGCACGTTGGCAGTTAGATGCAGAGGGCGTGGCTGATGACCAAGTATTTAAGGTTTTCTGGCACGATGGCACTAGCTACAATAACCGCCTAGCTATTGGCGGCAATGGCTCAAACTACGTCCGCACTTATGGTGCGTTTGGTGTTGGGGTGGACCCAGACCAAGATTTACATGTTGTAGGCAGCTTGGGCATTAACCGCGGCACCACTGTGCCCACGGGTAACGAAGGCATATTGGTTGATACAGGCGCGACAGGCAGTCGTACACCAATAGCAATTCGCACAGGTAGTAATACGAGCGTACCGTGGTCTATTGTTGAAAACGGCAGCACTACATATAATAACGCTGGGCCATATGGCGTACTTGGCATTTCGCGGCTTAATCACAGTGACGATACAGCTAATAAAATTGAAGCCGGTATATTTTTTGAACTAAAAAACCCCGCGGGGTCTATTCGTGAATATGCTGGCCTTACAGGCGTCCGTTACGGTAATACCTACGATGGTGGTTTGCATTTTTACGTTTCCAATAGCAGCGGCGAACGCCAGTTTGCGATGGAAATTGACGACGAAACGAAAGTTGGTTTAGGCACTACTGATAACAAAGGTGGGCAGCTAACTGTCCAAGCAGCAGGCGAAGATACCACCGCCGCAAATGCGCACTTTGCTCTTAAGCTCCCCACTGGCTCACAAGGCGTAAATCACCATTTACAACGCCTAGATACTTCTGGCCATTGGAACGTTGACACCTACGGCACCATTGGTTGGCGTCATAGTATGCGCCTCTGGAGCAGCCAGAAAACGTTTAGCGTTTACGATATGATTAACGCTGCTGATGGTGTGTCAGCGTGGACAGATACTGGCACAAAATACTACACCCATCTAGCTACGCGCAGTAACTATAATACTGGCGCAGGTGCCATAATTATTGACACAAACGTACCCGGCGACAACCAATCGGGTAACGCCAATATGCTGTCCTTCCGTGTGACGGGCTTTTGGTATGATAATGACCGTGGCGGGGCTATAGACGCAGTGTTCGGCGTTTACGCAGGCGAAAACGGCCACTACAACCCGACAGTTACGGGCACTATACCAGACATATGGCGTGGCAATATGTACTGGGGGCAAAATGCGTCTGGCAAGTTAGCGCTGCGCCTTGGCGATTACTCTGGAACCCAAGAGTGCGAAATTGCAGTTACCGATTTTGTACAGGGCTTTATAAACGTTAATACAGATTACGCCCGCGATTGGAGTACGCGCAAAGTAACTGGGGCAACACTTACCCGTGAAACGGCGATCATCTACAGATCGCCCACCCATGTTGTGGTAGGCGGTATAAACCGTACTGCGATTTCAACAACTACTAACACCTTTGATGTGTCGGCAACAAATTCGTTTGTGCCTTATTCTGCGTACAGTCGCTTTAAAATTGACATACATGTAAACGTAAACACATCAGATGATGATGGCCGCGGCAATCAAAACCCGTACCGTTACGGAAGAATAGTAAGACGGGTCAACGGTGGCTCATGGGCTAACGCTGATATGTTGGGTATTAGTAACCAAGGTGGAGCAGCCTCACACATAGATATGACGCCGCCTCGCGTAGGTTCTACGCAAAATACCGATTTGTTTATGACGCAGCAAGACCGTTATCGCACGACAGCCAAAAGCGCCGTAATTATTGATAACCCGCCCATAGACCCCGGCGACACGCTTGAGTACAAATTAGTTTGCTATAACGCCGCTTCTGCTGCTTTCATCCAAATCGGGGAGCCGCATGGGTATGGCTCTGATGACAATTATAACGCGCAACCGTTTGGCTTTGTCGTAACAGAAATTCCTTGGAGGGAGTAAGTAGATGGAGAATGTAACCTACTTCCAATATATGGGCATCTTGTATGAAATGGCTGATGAAAGCGGTGAGCTTGATGCAGTGCTTCGGGGTACAACTTTAGAGTGGAATGACGCCCGCCCAGTACCATCACGTGCAGACGTTGACCGTTGGGGCGAAGAAGCAGAGACGCGCATAAATTTACAGCGCTTGCGCCGCGTAAGAAATGGGCTTCTTTTTGAAAGCGATTGGACGCAAAATAGTGATGTGCCAGAAGAAACAAAAACAAAATGGCAGTCGTATAGAACGGCATTACGTGATATTACAGAAACGTACACATCGTTAAGCGATGTAAGATGGCCAGAACGCCCAGATGGGGTTGATCTGAACGCCATGCAGCAAGCACAAACGGGCGGTGCCCAATCCCCACAATTCACCGGCGGTGAAGTAGTACAAGAAGATAACCCGCTGTTTACGCCGGGAACTTAATGGAGATGCACCATGTCAGTGGACGAGCGCGAATTTGGAAAACTTGAAGCCCGGCTGGATACGCTGGAACGAGAAATGCGCGAAATCCGTAGCGACATGAAATACGTGCGCGATGCCATCAGCCAAGCCAAGGGCGGCTGGAAATCAATGGCATGGCTTATAGCAGTAAGCGGCATCTTTGGCGCCTTAAGCGGTTGGATACTGCAGGTATTTATGGAGGGCAAATAATGGCAATTAGCAAAATAAACACCCGCGCCCTCAGCAATGACAGCGTTACGGCAGACAAGGTTGCGGATAACGCTATTACCACGGATATGATTAGCAGCGGGCAGGTTGGTGTTACTGACCTTGCGGATGGCGCTATCACCAATGCCAAAATAAGCGCAAGCGCGGCTATTGACGCCAGTAAGGTGAACTTTAGCACGTTTTCGCACACTGACACTGACAACAGTAAAGGGTGGCGCATTGCAACCGATAGCTATGGTAATGATGGTAGCGGCGGCCGCGCTTATATTGTCCTTGATAGCGACAGTACAGACGGTATCGGGGCGGGCAGCGATTACACGTACATCGGCAGCAACGCCAGTACATTTCGTGGTGATGTGGACATTGGATCGGCTGGCCTTGCGGGCGGACTAAAAGTAAACGGCACCACGGTTATTGATAGCAGCCGTAACATAAGCGGCACAGGGGCAACATTTACTGGAAACATAAGCGGCACAGGGGCAACATTTACTGAAGATGTTGCCATCAACAATGGTTCGCCAGAACTGTATTTTGGAACAACTGGGAACCATTATAACTGGCGCCTTGCGGCACAAGAATTGTTAGATGCCGCGTTTGAGGTATCTGTAGGCACACAAGATAACGATTACACTGATGACACGTATTCTACGCTGTTAACGGTAAGAAACACTGGCGATGTAAACATCACCACTGGCAAGCTGCAAATGAATGGCAGCACGGCTATTTTAAACAATCGCCAAGGCCGCTTTAACGAAGGCACTTTTGCTGGAACGGGAACAGAACCAACTAGCGGTATTGGCCAGCTTGCGCTGCACCGTAGTAACGGCAACCCCTTCTTGTCCTTCCATGGCACTGATGGCGGCCGTGTCGGCTACATACAGCAAATCGACGGTGGCACGATGTATATTGCCAGCGAAGAAGATGGCGGGTGGACATTTCACAATGGCAGTGGAGAAGTTACCACCATTAGCGATGGCGGATTGCTTGCAACAACAAACCTTAACGTTGATAGCGGCACGCTTACGGCAAATGTTGTTACCGATAAAGTGGGCATCGGCACCGCAAATCCATTCCAAAAGCTTACAATCGTTGGCCGTTTTAATTCTGACAGCGGCGACGACTATTACGGCGCTTGGGGGCAAGGCAACAGTCAAACAACCGATGCGGCAAACTTTTTTGCAGTGGGCGCTTGGTATAGTAGCTCCATGTACATGCAAGCCAAAACAGGTAGCAGCAACGGCCACATTTATACGCATAATGCTACTGCAAAAATACAAATCCAAGCTGGAAGCGGTACGGATGGCGATACAACTGGGGGTGGGCGTGTACAGATTGGCCCATACGATAGCACTGCAAAACTAAGCGTTGGGCAGAACAGCCTAGATGCAAATGATGCACTATACGTGCAAAACAACCCGTCTACTAACGGTTACACAATACGTGCGAGGTTAGCGCAAAGCAGCAACAATAGCGGTACAGTTCTTAAACTAGAACACAATCGTGATGCCCCAAGCGCCGCTAAATTTATTGATGCCACAATGAACCACATTGGCACGCCAGAAAGCGTGTTCAGCGTTGATGGTATTGGGATTGCGCAGGCGCGCGAGGTGCGTACAAAGCGCGGCATTCATTTTCAATCTGGCGGCTACTCAACCGATGAAGGTTTAAGCTTTATTTGGAACATCACCAATAGCTCGAACGCTGGCACTACATGGCGCAAAGTGGCGACGATTTACCTAGCCGATGTTGCTTATGCGGCATGTGGCATGGAAGTAGATGTACACTACTTTGGCACCAACTTTGGTTACGATGGGCGCAGCCAAGTTTATAAACATTGGGCAAGCTTCAAACGCGCGGCAGGCGCACAGAATAACGCCGTAGGCGGCATGTTAAGTGGCCCAAGCAACAATTACTTGCGCATTACCCGCGTAAACAATGGTGAGTGGGAACTGCAAGCGCGTGCATACGGCAACAACCAATCGCTTCAAGTACATGTTACAGTTTGCTCGCAAGAAAATTCTAGCGTTGTTCCTAACGATGGAACAGAGGGCGTTAACTTAAGCGGTGTATCAAACATAACACCAACGGCTTACGGACTAAACACGCTAAATATTGATGGCAACATTAGGTTTGCAAAGGTCGGTTCGGGAGTAGAATTCCAGAGCTTTGGCAGCGGCACAAACATAAGCAGCAACACCTTAAGCGATTACGAGGAAGGTACGTGGACGCCTACTGTTTATGGGCAATCCACCGCGGGCACAATGACACAGCCTAACAGCACTTACCAAACTACCCCCTATGGCTACTATACCAAAATTGGTAATCGCGTAATTATGACTGCTCATTTTGCTGGCTTGGCATTAAGTGGTGCATCGGGCTTCTTACGATTGGGTGGATTACCGTTTACGTTTGCAAATTGTTACGGTTGGGCCACGTACTTAGAGGGCTTTGACCCCCGATATAATAAAACCCTAGGTGGCAGCTACCCAGCCGGAAGTGTGATTTTGCGCGGCAGTAACACAAGCTTGGCTTTTGGCCCTTCGCACACTTACGCTTGGGATGCTTATTTAGACGCAGGCAGCACCTTATGGAACGGCGGCGGCAACGGCGTCCATGGCTCGCTTACCATAATTGGTTACGTTTCGTAGGAGGATAAGATGGCACTAACAGAACGAACAGAAGCAGACCAAATAGAAATTGTGCAGAGCAAATTTGTGCAAGTGCGTTTGGCAACAATTATTGAACGGGATGGCGTTGAAATAACGCGCACATATGACCGCCACGTAATAAACCCCGGCGACAGCTACGCGGATGAACCGCAGAACGTGCAGGACATTTGCGCGGTAGTACACACGCAAGCGGTAGTAGATGCATACCAAGCTGAACAGGCTGCCACAGAGGCAGATAGCGCTGCAGAACAACAGGAGTAATACGCAATGGCATATGTTGGACGTTCCCCGCGCTACGGCTTCCTAGAAGGCCAGACAGCCACGTTTGATGGGTCAACCACAACGGTTACCCTGCAGCGCAACGTGTCCAGCACGGATGCCATAGACGTATATATTGATAACGTACACCAAGAGCCAGATGTGGCTTATACGCTTAGCAGCGGCGGCAACAGCATTACGTTTACAGGCACGCCAGAGAATGGCGCGGTGCTGTACATCCGCTTCCACGGCATTAGCTTTGACACGACACGCGCGTACAGGCTTGAGAACAGCGATGGTGGCAGCACGGCTACCCTTGGTGATGACGATAGCTTTACCCTAAGCCTAGACGGCACTACGGCGCTGTCAGCCACCTCTAGCGGCGTTACTATTGCCAACCTAACGGTTACGGGCACCACGACCACCATTAACAGCAACGACCTTAACATTGGCGACAACAAGATTACGCTTAACAGCGACTTGCCGAGCGACACAGCGCCTACAGAAAATGCGGGCATTGTGATTAATCGCGGCAGTTCACCAGATGTAGAATTTATTTGGGATGAAAGCGTTGGCCGTTGGTATTCCGCAAAAGCAGTTCGCACAGGTAGCAAGTTTGAAACGCTACTTAGCGGTAGCTTGCCAACCATCGGCGCTGACACGGTTGGTGTTTTTGCTAATGCCGCAACTGGCGAAAGCGCTTACATCAGCATTATTGGCAACAGCGCAGAATACAGCGGGATTTTATTTGGCGATGAAAACGCTGAAAGCTCGGGTTACCTACGGCTAAACCATACAAGCGATGTTTTAGAAACAACCAAGCCACTGCATACGACTAACAGCTATATTAAGGTTGGCGATGCTAGTGCTAGTGGATACGAAACTTCACTAGGGCACAACGCGCTAACGTTTAGCCGTAGTGGCGCAAGCTACATCGATCAAGCGCAAAGTGATGGCACCATAGCCATCCGCTTTGGCAGCACCTATGTAACGCCTATTAGCATTAACACCGATGGCACCACGTTTAACAAAAACATCAACATGTCGGCCGGTAATATTCAAGTTGGTGGCACCACAGTTATTCACAGCGATAGATCGGCCACCTTTGGTAACACTGTCAATATAACAAACGGTGCCAACTTAAGCACACTTAACGCAGATGGTTACTTGTTGATTGGCAGCGAAGCGTCATACAACATGGCATTTGATGAAAATGAGATACAGGCGCGCAATGGCGGCGGAGCTAATCAGCTTATACTTCAAAAAAACGGGGGTAATACCTCATTTGGCACTACCGATACCCAAATGTGGGACAATAATGCGGGTGGTAGCACGGGGGTTGTTATCCACGCTGATGGATTTATCAGTGCAGCCGCTTCTGGTTTAAGCCCATTTGAAGCCAACCGTTTAGATAGTGAAGGAAACATCATAAATATGCGCGTTAACGGCGACATTCGTGGCCGCTTGAAAAGTTACGCAGCAAATGAGTTTGGCCTTCGCTCAGAAAAGCATTTTTTAAATCTAACAGCTAACGCATCAAACAGTGGCCTTACCTACTGGAATGATGGTGGAACAAACCATTACTTTAAACCTTTCGATGGCGAAACAGGAAATATTAACCTTGGTAAGTCCAGCGCAAAATGGAATGATTTTTACCTGCAAGGAAATATTTACCAAGACCATGGCAGCTTTTTACGCGGTTATGACACGGATGGTAACGGTACGCGCCTTATAGGTATAAACACTGATGATGCCATTTACGTGGGTGACGTGGATGGCGTTACCACAGGCAGCTTGCGCTTGCGTGGGCCGGGCGCAACAACCCAAGTCACTCTAAGCTCAAGCAGTGCAAGTATAAACCAACCAACCACCATTGAAGGTGTTAAATCTGGCAACACGCTAAAACTAGAAAGCTACCTTGCTACAGCCGGGCAGCCTGTCTACAATGATTACCAAGAGCTAAGATTTAGTGGTAACAGCAATGGCTTGCTTAACGCTGGTATTCGGCAGTACGCTAATAACTGGCAAAACAGCGACACCGCGCTAGCGTTTTTGACAACCAAGCATGGCGGTAGCTATGCGGAGCGTATGCGGGTTGACGGGGACGGCTACGTTGGCATCAACACAGAAAGCCCTAACGCTTACCTAACGATTGCTGACTACAAAGATGGCGCGGGGAATAACACTCACGGTGTTGGGCTACGGTTTAAATCAACCTCAACCAGTGCAGGCAGCAATAGCGCCAACGGCGGCACAGGTATTGAATTTACAGGGTATGGCCACGATTACACTTATGGCTCAAGAGATATAGCAATACGCATTAACCCACGGTATGAGTATTGGGGTAATAACAACGCGATGAGCGCATATGGGCAATCATACCCATACCTTACGTTTGACTTCCTTAACTCTGATGGCGGCGGCAACTATGACCGTGGCGTGCTTACTGTGGCAGGTATTGGCCGCGTTGGCGTAAACACCGAGGCACCTACGCAAGCACTTGATGTAGATGGCACAGTGCGCATACAGGGTAACGAAAGCTACCAGAACACCAGCACAGGAATTTATGGCGGCGTTGTGTTGCGAACTCCTGCTTACGTAGAGTACCAATACTATTGGTCTGGGCTAGCAAGCCACCAAACTGACTTCTTTTGTGACAGCTACTTTATGTGTGAGGTTACGTTTACGCAGCACCAAACAAACGGCGGCAGCGACATCCACCGCCTTATTAAAGGTAAGTGGGCAAACAACCATACTACCCATACTTGGACAACTTACCACGATAGCGGCAGCACATGGGCAATGAGTACCAGCATTGGTGCAACCGACTCAAGCGGTAACACGGGTTCAAGCTCTAGTCCAAATGGCCGCTTACGTATTACGGAAACTTACAGCAACGGTTCTTACTCAAGAACCACTATTACATTGCGTTGCTACTATGGCGAGCCAACCAACATTACGCACTCGTAGGATAATATGGATAACTTTGTACAAAACCTAATAGACCCGCGCACTGGTAAGCGCCTAATTGAAATAATACCAGATGCGTTTGCCATACAGGAGGAGGAGGAAGTGCCAGACGAATTGGCGCCGCCGCCCACCTTTGCTGGTATTGCTGTGGTTAGCCGTGAAGAACGGGATAAGCGCTACGCTGTATGCAAGGCGTGCCCGCAACTACGCAGCCTGTCTAAGCTGTGCAAAGTGTGTAATTGCGTGATGCCAGCCAAAACGTGGTTAAAGAACCAAGGTTGCCCCGAAAGCAAATGGTGAAAAAGCTTGATAAGTAGTGCCAATGGCGATACAAATACAATGCAAGATTAACTTTCCTAATGGGAGTAACTATGGAAAACCAACCGCAAACCGTTGATGCAGCAACCCACCAAGCACTTATTGCTGAGCTTGTAGAGCAGCGTGATAAGGCATTGGCTGAAGCTGCTAACAAGGGCGCAGAAAACCGTTTGCTGCGTGCCAAAATTCAGCAAGACGCTCAAGCGGCACAGACTGCCGAAGCTGAGCCAGAGGAAAAAAAGGCTAAGAAATGACCACTGCACTGGATAGCGTACTAGGGCCATTGGCCTTTCAGTTCATTAATAAGTTTGGCACCACAATACGCTACACAAGTAAAACGCTATCCCAGTACAACGCCACAACAGGCGAGGTAGAAAACGCGCTTAAAAACGCGGATATTAAAGCTGTAATTGAGGCAGCTACGCGCCGCTCCAGTGATACTGGGGCGGCTAACTTATCTAAGAGCATTACCGTAGCAGCGCAAAGCTTCCCAGTAGCGCCAACGGAAGGCGACGAGGTAACCATTAACAAGGTAAAATACATTGTGGCTGAGGTGGATAGTGCCTACAGCGGCGATAACATTGCTACCTACCAACTGGGGCTGCGTAAGTAATGGCACAGACATTTACCTTTGACGCCGACCTAAAGAAGTTTGCCAAGAAAGCTGGGCTTAACTTGGAAACGGTTGTGCGCAAGGTAAGCTTCGATATTTGGAACAGCGTTAGCGCGACAACGCCTGTAGATACTGGGCGTGCGCAGGGTAGCTGGAACATTACCGAAGAAGTGGTGAACTTAACCGTTAAGCCAGAAGGCCAATATGGCGCTGGCTCCCGCGGAACAGTGGGCCGCATTTCTGGTAAGAAGGACGTTTATATAACGAACAACGTGGAATACATAGTGTTCCTAGAAGAAGGCAGTAGCCAAAAAGCGCCACAGGGCATGACTAAAATTGCACTAGCAGAGGCGAAAGCTGAGCTTGATAGTGTCAACTTTACGTAAAGCTTGTCCAGAGTGCGTGCTTATGGCATAAGGAAACTAGCGCCAATGGCGTTTAACGGTGGGCAGCATTATGAGTTTTGCTGATGAAAGACAGGCAATAGAGGGTCGTGTAAGTACGAATTGGACTACAACGCCAGTTCAGTACGAAAACGTGCCGTTTACTGCGCCTACCGATAACATTTACGTATCTTTGGTTATTCTGCCGGCGGCAGCAAGCCAGATAGATATGGCAGATAGCCCAACGCATAGACACACGGGGGTTATCGTCATGCAAGTATTTGTACCAGTTGAAACGGGTACGAATGTGGCGCGCACTCATGCGGATGGGCTGGCAGCTATTTTCCGCAATGCGCAATTCGCGGCTGGTAGCAGCGGAACAATTCTATGTCGCAGTCCAGAAATTAACCGGGTCGGTGTGCAAAACGGGCTGTACCAACTGAACGTAAGCGTACCGTACCAGCGGGACGTGGTTTACACATAAGGAGCAGGCAATATGAGCGACAGCAACCTAGCGTCGATTGCCATCGCGGCAGAGGCCACGTTTGGCACGGCACCTACCACAGGATACAAGTTTATTCGCTACACAGGCGAAAGCATTGTCCACAACATCACAAACACCCAAAGTGCGGAAATTCGTAATGACCGTAACGTTAGCGATATGGTTCGCACGGATGCAAGCAACAGCGGTGATTTAAACTTTGAACTTACCTACGGCAACCTTGACGATTTGCTGGAAGGGGTAATGTGTTCTACTTGGGCCACCGATGTTCTTAAGAACGGCACTACTGCTAAAAGCTTTGCTATTGAAAAGCACTTTGGCGGCGTTTCGGGTGCAGGCGTAAAACCATACCACGTATTCACGGGTATGACACCAAGCGGCATGAGCCTTTCCCTGTCAGCCGGCGACATGGTTACGGGTAGCGTTAGCTTCTTAGGCAAGGGCTTGGAAACAGGTACCGCCAAAAAGCAAACGGCAGCGATTACGGCGGTAAACACTAACCCAGTGATGAACGCGGTAAACAACGTGGCTACGCTTACAGAGGGTGGCAGCGCGGTATCGGACAAGGTTATGAGCCTTGATCTATCTATCGAAAATAACTTGCGTGTACGCAATGCTATTGGTGAGCTTGGCGCATCAAGCATCGGCCTTGGCCAGTTTGTTGTAACGGGCAGCATGAGTGTCTACTTCGCTTCTGGCGCGGTATTCAACAAGTTCCTAAA